TCCATCCATCTTACAGAAGTATCTCGCACAATAATGTCTTCATATTCTACAACTTTTAAGATTTCGTTAATGTCAGATGATCCATATATCTTTAAACCGATGCTTAAGAATTTATTTATTTTATCTGAAAAGTACCTATCTAACATTTTATGCACTATACCCCCTCCTGTTAAATAACGGCTCATAAGCATACCTAAGTGCCGAGATTGCGTGATCGTTTCCGTCAGGATAACCGCTTATTACATTTCCCTCTTTGTCTCGATCATACTCATATTCTGTAATTTCTTTGTATGCGTTCGGTGTCCGCTTCGGGTCAATGACAAGTGTTTTAGTCTGTAAGAACTTAAAACCATACTCGATACTTCCCGGTCCCTTGATTGCTCCTCTGGCAGGAAGTCCGGCGTCCCGGAAGTCGTTCACGGACTTAGGCTCCGCAGAATCACATATCATTGTATAATCGTCATAACCTTTTTTCTTGATCCAATCAGCGGTCTTGGAGTTGCTCCATTTATTTACATACAACTCGTCAATCAGATATATCTTCTCCCTAGCAGAATCGTAATAAGTTCGGAGATAGCAGAAGGCATCCGGGTACCATCCATAATCTACGCCAGCGAAAATACGATCCATGCGACTGATTTCTTCATCTGTAATATCTCTAATCTCCAGATATTCAAATACGTTTCCGCCGTCACCATTTGGAACACCCAGGTATTCATGCTCATAGGCTTCTGGATTGATTTCTTTCAGATGCGCTGCATCGTCAATAAACTTCTGTCCGAGCCACTCCGCCGGAGCTTCCAGATAACTCGAATGATGGATAACTCTTTTCGGGTTAGGCGTGAGCTTGATCCTGTTTACCCAGTTTGATTTTGATTTTGGTGGGTTATATGATGAAAAATCATAGGATTCATCGCCACCACGAAGCACTGACTGATTAACAGAACGTTCCTGAGCATCTCCCTTCATTTGATCCTTTTCCTCTTTCCAGAGGATTCCGATATGTCCAAACTCCGGCTTAATAGATTTTAGCTTGGTTTCATCATCCAGACCACGGAAGTATATTGTCTGTCCCGTCTTAATATACTTGATCTCAAGTGGCGACACTTTGCATTCAAATTCTTCCATCAATCCCAGTTCGTTGATAGCCCATTTCATGTTAGCGTATACAGAATCTTTCAGAGTACCGGCCACCTGTCTTGTAATGCAGGCGTGCATCTGAGGATTATTCTTGATAAGTTCAACAATCTTAAAAGCCACAAATGAAGATTTCAGACCACCTCGACCGCCCTCGAATACATATTCAATATTGGGCTTAATCTGTCGGTTAATATCCACGAATGCCTTGCCAAGTACTCTGGCAGGAAGTTCATATTTTTCATCATCGTCTTTTGAAGCTGCTGTTAGCTGCTCCCATTTTTCGATAGCCTGTATATTTCCATCTGCCGCTTTTTTATACAGAGAAGTTGCTACGACTGCCATGTTATTTGCGTCTTCGTCAGCAATCCCCATTTTTGCAAGTTTCTTTTTTGCAGTACTTGATGCAGGACTTTCGGCTATAATTTTTACATAATCAGAAAGGGCTTTTTTTTGTCGCCTAGAATATCCAGATGCAATACCGCCTTTTTGTCCGTTTCTCACGGCTTCCTCACGGCTTTGATTGCTTGTAAATGGTTTTAAATTTTCCTCGTTTGCCATCCTATCAACATCCAATCATATCCTTTCTGAATTAAAACACCCTAGCATAGTTATAGTTATATATACTATAATACCATACTAGGGTGTACGTAGCTCTCTACCACTTTTATAAATTTTTAAGTTTTTTAAAGTCTGCCAATCAATTTTGCCAAATGATAATATTCCGCCATGACCTTGCGTTTGTATCCATAGAAGTCATTTTCAGATACTGGCATATCTCTGAATCGTTCCATTGTCCGGTATCCTATGCAGTTCACTATGCTGTCATATATCTGCGTTTCTATACCTGGTGCATATTTGATTGATACTTGCAGAAGATTATATTTGTCATTCTCGTCAAGGTGTCTGAAATGACTTTGAAGTGCCGGTATATCATCCGGCGGCACTCCATAGTCGGTTAGTGTAGCTTTTCTAAGATTCATTTATTTCACTCCTCCCAATCTAATTTCTGTCCGCACTTGTTGCAATAAAAATCCGATATATAAAGTTCTTCTATATTACAAACCGGACAGTTACCTTTTGTTATATAATATCTGCCAGAAAAATCGGAAATAGTTTTCATGTTATTTGGCTTCATTGGGGTCTGCTTTTCTAACGCTTTAACTGCTAATTCTAATGCTTCACGGTACTCAATAATTTCTGGTACATTCGACCAGACCCTTTTAGTTAAGCCGATACGTTCCTGTAAGATTTTAATTGCTTCTTCTGGTTTCATGTTAATCCTCCCATTCTTCGCAATAATCGTCTAATGCAACCGTTTTTCCGTTTTCTTTCGATTTACTATTCCTGCAAAAGAAATCTCTGAAATCCACATTGAATCTGCAATATTTGCATGTGTTACATGTTTTCACTGGCATTTTCTTTTTAAAACGGTTAAATATTTTAAACATTTCGCATCTCCTCCAACTTCTTCTCAGCTTCTTCAAGAGTAAGGAATAAAAATTTGCCAAATTCATTGTCAAAATATCTGCAACAACATCCCCTTTTTCCAACTGGCTCTGCAAAGTAACATATATTTCCAAATATGCTTGGACAGATTTCTATTTTTTTAATTTGACATTTTGTATAATGACTGTCTCCTGGAAAAAAGCAAAAAACTTCTGTTCCAACCTTACACGGCAATCTCACAAGCAAGCCCTGTTCTTCTAAGTCTTTATAAGACTTTAACTCTTCCAACAGTTCTGCAACATCTTTCAACCAATACAATTCTCCATCTTCAAAACAACATCCATAAGTATTTTGATAATACGGGCATCCAACCGCTTCCTTCCCGCTAATATAATCTCTTAAATCCTCGCCAGTTTCACATAAAATGCGTTTATGCTTTTCGTCCTCTATATGCATAAAGTTTTCGTGATCCGCGTAGCAATCACCCTCAGCATCTTGGCTGGCAACGCATTTAAGGGCTTTTATCATATCGTCAATTATTATCTTTTCCATCATTCCACCTCTTTCAGCTTCTCCACCGCTAGCTTCAAAGACTCAACAAATTCATCATTTAATGCTGCGCGGTCTGGATTCTCGATAAATTTTTCAAAAATGTCAATTGCTTTACTCCGGGATTGAATGCCTGTTTTCACAATTTCAAGAAGTTTATCTATATTATTTCCCCAATTACGGGTATCGCACAAATAATTGTTACACTTATTATTTCTTTTATTCAACACACATCCTATACATTCACGTTCGCAACAATTGCTTACATCTGCAATCCGTTCAGCAAATTCTCTTGCTGTCATTTCTTTTGTTCCGAGGAGTTCTGACGCTTCGTAGAAAGTTGAGTCTGGGCCAATATGTGCTTCGCGGGCAACATCTTTGTCTTCATAAAATTTTAAAATGTCTGGAAAATATTGTGTTTGTAATGGCTCACAATGGTCTTTTCTATACCAATGAAATTCCTGTTTCTCAGCTTCTTTGAGAAGCATTTCATTTTCTTCTTTTGTTCTAACCAGAATACATGTATTTCTTAAATCAATCATCTGCTTCACCTCACAAAAATATATTCTTTTCTTCGCGCTTTTTCGCGCATTCTTCGCAAATAAAAATTGCTTTCGGATGTCTAAAACAGCTATCAGTAAGTATCAGATAATCCGGTTTATACACTGTGGTTTTCCATTTGCCACAAACATTACACTTTTTCACAGTTTCGTTTATATTTATTGCCATCCATCATTCTCCCCCTGTAATCTCATCAATACACTGGTTCCAACCCTCTACAAATCCTGCATCAAATGTATTAGCTGGATAATCTCCATTGTCTTTCTCTGGCAAGTCCATAAGTGGACACCAATCAGGGATTGATTCTACTTCTCCGTCTAACGTTGACTTTCCTGCAATCGGGCAAAAAACACAGGTTTCTATAATGCTGCTATAATTCTGTCCGATTTCGCAATCTATACATCGTTCTGGTGTATCTATCACTAATACTGATTTACTCATCTGACTCCTCCTGCAATAATTCTGGATTGTCGAAAATGTTTCCAACTACTTCATAATGTTCCAGATCGAATTTATCAAGATATTGTCTGTCTATACTATCAGTTTCGCACCCTACCCATCCGGCAACATTCCATTCAACAGTTTCATATGTCACATCTTCTGGGTAGGATTCGTCCAAGTGTGCCATCAAAATATCATTTTCCCAAATTTTCTTCCCGTTCTTGTCGCAAAGTCCTGTGAACTGGCAGAGGGTTCCTGAGCTAACTTCCGCATGATCAAATACTGTATGACCGTCTGCATAAAAGATTAAATGTTCTTCGTTTCCTAAAAAGTCATGTCTTTTCTGATAATACCCCTCAATCCATTCGCCGTCTTCAATCCGCTTTCCCTTGAAAAGAATCTCTTTCATTCAACTCCACCGCCTTTCACGATTTCATCAATTGTTGCATCTCCTTCTATGCAATATTTTTCAAACAAATAATTCTCTAATTGCTCCACAACCTCATCCACATCAAAAACTGTCGGCTGTTCGTCAATAACTGCACCTATTGCAAAATCCATATCCGAATTTCCAAGAGAGTCAATTATTTTGTCTGCATCAATTAAACGCATTTATTCATCCTCCCACATTCCCAACAACCGCATCCTCTCATACAGTACAGCGACGGTCTTGCGTCTGTATCCGTAAAAGTCCTTCGGATTCATCGGGATATATCTTTCTCTGCTGATTTTCCTGTAACTTTTCCGGTGCAAGATATTCTCAATAACCATATCTGCTATCACCGTGTTTTTCGGGCAAGCTGACAAGGCGGCACTGGAAAGCAGGTATCCGTACTCTGCCGGAAAGTCTTTCAGCATCGCATTCAGTTTTTCAATGTCTTCTGCCGGAATACCGTAGTCTTTCAGCTTTTTGTTCCTTGTCAGCATACCGTTCTCCTTTCTAATCGTCTGGGTGGTGCTTGTCGTACATGATCGCCACACATACAAGACCAGCCACTCCGAATATGGTTCCAAGGGTGAATCCTAATAAGAATGTAATCATACAACCACCTCACTGTCCTCTGGCATCTGATAATCAATATGTCCATTTACATAGGCTTCCTGAATCATATCCAGTACTTTTATGGCTTTTGCTTTGGTGGAATATTCTCCGAGCAAGCAGCACCAACTCATATCTCTTCTTGCACTTATTACTCCACCCGAAACTTCGATATCGAATAAAAGTTCAAGTGTAGCTAAAACTTCCTTATTCTGACTTCTGATTAACATTTTGCATCCTCCTTGTAATTCTCGATTGCGGCTATCTTATCCTCGTACATAGCGATTGCTTTTTTAAGTCTGCTGATTTCAACGTTATATATTTCTAAAAATTTATTTTTTACAAACTGATAATTCGGTACTGTCAGCGCAATGTACGGCGTTGAATGACCAGAAATTGTTCCGATATCTTCCTTTTTCACGTATCCGATGTAAATTCCTTCCGGAAACTGTGTTACTGCTTTGTACGTCTTTGGTTTTTCCATTACCTCGCATTCCTCAACTCTGATCTTGAAAATATAGTCTCCTAATGTTTTAGTTTCTGGATTGTATTCTCTGTTACTGTCTAAAATGTAGAAATATAATTTCATTTTGCGTCCTCCTTAATCTTACAAAAATCGCATTCAGTATTACATTTTTCCCACTCGTCTGAATATTCTTCATATCCATCCGCTCCATTCAAATACTTGTATGTAAGTACATTCATACATCTTTCACAGGCCGTAGAATAAACAACGAGTGCTTCCTGTAGTGTATAATCTCCGCTGTTTACCATTGCCATTATGACATCTTGATTTCCTCCTCCAATACTTGTATGTAAGTCAATAAGTGGTGTAGTACCCGTTCCATAATCCCATTTTCTTCCCCATGGTTGCCACCACTTTCTTGTTTGGCTACACCCGCAATTAGTGCATATATGGCCTTTTAATCCCTTTATCAGACCTGTATCCTTTTTCCAATATTTTCTTTTGTGTTTGCACGTTTCCTTTTGAGTTTTGCTATGTACCGCATAAATGCTTTCCGTTATTTGCAGTGGGAAACAAGAATGATACGTTCTTGCCTTTTCCGGTGCTTCCCACATTAAATCTTCTTTTTGATTAATCACATTTCCATTCTCATCTCCGTACCAAATTCCTAATTTCAATTTTGCTTTATCAATATTCATTACTTGCCTCACTTTCCCCATGTAAGCAACTGACACGCTATTGTGCAGCCCTCCATGATTCCTTATCCAAATGCTACTTGCCCATTATTCTGCACATAAATCATCGGCGCAGATTTGCGCTCCCCGACTTTCAGATACGGGCAATTAGCTTTCACAAGCGCTTCTGCCATAACTGGCACAACGCTGTTTCCAATTCTCGCTACTTGTTTTGCAATCGGGTAATTTCTCCATTTATAATCCCGATCAATAATGTAATCTTTTGGAAACCCCTGCATCACCTTTAATTCTTCCGGCTTTAGCATTCTGAGGAAAATATCTGATATGATGTATTTCTCTCCGTGAATATCAACCAGAACATTTACTAATCCAAATCTATCTTTCGTGGTAATGGTTCCGAGTGGTTCATTCAATGTTTGCCCGCATCCTGTTCCATAATATTTAACCAGAAAAGCGGATATCACACCAAAATGACCGGGTGAAGTAGTAATCGTATGCAGTGGTTCGTCGCATCCTTGACCGATACAGGTCTTGTAATATTTCGTGATGAAAGCTGTCACAAGTCCGTATCTGTTCGAGGTATCAATGGTTTTTATCGGTTCAGTTAGCAATTGTCCTCTGGAATCACCTTGTCTGGTTTCTCCATGATACTGAATGATAAATGCCAACGCATCTTTACTCTGTACAATGTACGGTTCTGGATTATCAACGATATATTTCTTGATTCCGTTTGCAATGCGCTTCTGTGTTGCTTCTGCCAATGGTTTCGGACGGTCAAATATACTTTTACCTAAGTCTGACCAATCAATGTAATCTCCACACTGTTCATATGGCTTCAGACCGTCTGTTCCCAAACGATTATGTGTAGGATTTGGCCATACTATCTGCTTCCCGTCCCTGCGGAACACCGCATACCAACGTTTCCTTGTAGTCGGTGCTCCATAATCCGCAGCTATCAGTTCCCGGCTGTCAAATTCATAGCCAATGGATTTCATAGCTGCTATGAATTTTCGATAATCTTCACCGGCTCTTTCCTTGATCGGATGTCCTTCCTCGTCCAATGGTCCCCATTGCTGAATTTCTTCTACATTCTCCATAATGATTACATCTGGGAGAATCGCCTTTGCGTGCTTATATACAGCCCACGGAAGAATACGAAGTCCCTGCTTTCTCGGCTGACCGCCTTTCGCTTTTGAATGGCTCGTACAATCTGGCGAAGCCCACATCAACGCTACGTGCTGATTTCCGGCATATTTCTGCAAATCAACTTTGAAAATATCTTCTGTCAGATGCAGCGTTCCGGGATGATTCGTTTTGTGCATCAGGATAGCGTCAGGATCATGGTTAATCGCTATGTCTACTGGTCTTCCAAGAGCCATCTCAATTCCAACTGATGCTCCACCGCCGCCTGCAAATGCGTCTATAATCAGATTATCAATCATGTCTTTTTATTTCTCCTGAAAAGCTTAATTCAATTCCCAGTTCTTCCTTGATAGCCTGCACATAATCAATCCATTCAGCCAAGCCCTGGTCGATATAGTCCGAAGCTTTGTCCATGCCTGCCATGAACTTCTGGCATCTTTTCTGACCGAATCCAAATTCATCATGCAGGACAGCTATCGCCATGATCACGCAGCATTCAGATACAAGCTGTTTGATCTTCTCAGATGCTTTGTCCAGGTCCTTTCTTGCCAGGGAAGTATGTATTCCTGTTACTCCCCTGAATCTGCATTCCTTTTCGAGGGCTTCAAGACCGCCCTCTCTGGTGATTCGTCTAGCAAGGTCAAGACCATCTTCTCTGCCGCGTTCATATTCACGCATTTTATTCATTTCTTCACCTTTCCGAACCCGTATCCTGTCGGAGCATAGGCTCTATCAGTACTCGGGTGTGCTGTTTTAAGCAACCCATCATCAATAAGCTGGTTCAAATGTCTCCAGATGGTGGCTCTGCTTGCATCTACCTTCTCACAAATCTCGCTGACCGATGGTGCGTATCCAACAAGTTTAAAGTAGCTTACTACATACATGTAGATTTCTTTTCTAAGAGCCTGTCCCTGTTCGTATTTGTTCTTAGTGTTGTACATTCTTTCTCACTTCCCTCTGTTTGGAATCTAATAACTTATTAAAAGCAACTAGACAATTCTTGATAAACTGTTTATCATTATCATCAGGACACATTTCCGCATACTCTCCAAGCTCTATCAGACGATCAGTGGCCTGCTTAGAATATTCGTCTGTAAGTTCGGCTGAATAGAAATCTTTTATAGCTTTCCAAAATTCAGTCATAAATTTTTGAATATACGGAATATCCTTTGCTTCTACTTTTATTTTTATCATCCCCTTTGAATATTGTATACAATATACTGTATACGCTCTATTTAATTTTATTTTATAAATATAATATATTTATATTATTTTAATATAAGTAACCCACAGTAACCGAGATGTAACCGTACTAATTCGTGTAAACCATTGATTTTACAGGTAGGTAACCGAGTAACCGAGTAACCCTGACTTTCTCATATAGGGAAACTTTTATACTCAATATGTGCATATAAATACTCAAATATATATATACAGAATCAAAGGTTACCTAGGTTACCCGGTTACCTTTTGAACGAATTGTTTGTTAATCAAACACAATATCGTCTGTAATCTCAAAATCATCATTACAATTCACAAATCCTTTCGGAATTTCATCTACAATTTTTAAGAACACACATTTGGTGACAATTCCGTCAAGTTTTTTTGCTTTAGTCGGATATCCTCTGCTGTCGGTTTCCACAAGCCCTTTCTTGACAGCCCATGACAAAAATGCTTTTCTGGAGAATCTTCCGATTTTGCATAAATCATCAAACGCTGCGCTATAGATTATTGCCGTTGACGTTTTTTCTACCGGATCATTGTCAATAATTCCCCATCTTTCTGTTTTTATATCTGGGTTATCATCGAATTTAATTCCGTTCATGGCAATCTTATCAAGCACGAACCAGTAAGCGCGCTCGTTTTCAGATACCATTTCTTTCTCTGTCAGAAGATTCTTAGCCGTCTCAATGTCAATGTACTGGCCATCATGGAACAGCTGATCTGTTGCGATTTTATCTGCTGTCAGGATAATGCTCATTGATATGCTTTGCTTCTGCATCTTGTCATCATCCTGTATAAGGCTCTGAAAATGCTTCTGTATGGCTTTTATATCGTCAATGGACATTTCCTTAACTACGTTCACAAAATCAATTCCTGCGTACCCGTAGTTCTTTTTAAGGGTATCTGCGGTAAGCTGCGGGTCGTCAAATATCTTTTCAGAGCACTCAACCTCAATAATTCGGTTAATCGCTCCGCCCTGACTGACATACCCGGCCAGTGGACGTTCACCATTGGTCAGAATGCAGTTCTGCCAGCGGTTCTCCCGATTAACTCCTAGTTCCTTATTGGAACGGCTCTTTCCTTTTCCAGAACACAGGTCATATACAATTCCTTCGAAATTATCCCGGATTTTAGCCGACACCTTTGAAGTATCGTCCAGAATCAGCGGTAAGTTGTTGAGCATATCGGATTTTGCTTCCAGGGCCACATCGGTTGTTTTAAAATCTCCTATGTATCTGGATTCGCCAGGGTTCGCCCAGACAGAAGCTCCTAGCATAAGTGTTACAGTCTTACCACCCTCGGTTTCGCCCCATAAATCCACAAAGAACGGAAGAGCACCGACCAGTTTAATTAGAATGCTTGCAAAACTTGCAGCCAACATGATTTTTGGTTCGATTCTTCTAGTAGCACGAACCTTTTTTACATGTTCATACCACTCTACTCTGCTGCCACCTACGCTGATACTTTCGTATAACTGCCGAAATCTCATATCGCCATCAAATACGATATCCTTGTCGTAAGGCAGGAAATAATCTCGAATCCACCCGATTTTGCTAGAAGAATATTGGATGTTGATATAATCATCATTGGCATTTTCTACGTCTGACAGATACCGGACAAGGAACTTCGCATTCTCAGAAGTCACTGAAATACCAAGCGCAGACAAGCCCACAATTTTACTGGCTGATGCAACCATAGTTTTTGGCACAATAACATCGGACCATTTATTATTCCTCTTATAGATTAACTTTATCTGTTCTTCCCCAGTCTCCAGATTCTTCATTCGTTCAATCGGAAGAATAGGATGATAACAGGCTATAATGTCCGGTGATCCTGGATTCGTATTTGATATTCTGATTCCGTCATCATCTGCTATCCAGTTAAGACATTTCATTCTGTCATATTCACAATCGGAGAAATTAGTCCACTGGTCCAGCATCGAAACAGCCTTGCTACTTTTTTCTTTTTCAATCATCTGCTTCTGCACTTTCGTATAAGCCTTCAGCAAATCTTCAAATTTTTTCTTTACGCCAAGCTCCTTGGCTCTGTCCAGAAGAGTCAGCGTAAGACGCGCCTTGTATATCTCGTCTTCCTGGCTGAATATCTCATCAAACACTTCTTCGTCCAGAATAGAATCCTTCGTGAGCTTGTTTATCATTTCCACTTTTAATCACCTTCTTCCAGTCCTGTTATGAATCCATGATGATATAGCGCAAGTTGCAACCTGTTCCATGCTTCACACCATCCGTCAGACAGTGGTTTCACCCTGTCAAGGATAGTCCGGTAGAAATCTATATCAGACAAGCATTCTTGCAACTCGGCCTTTTTTTTATGTTCTTCCTTCTGCCGCATTTCCATCTGTTTCTGATGGTGATATATTGCCATTCTGGAAGAGAAGTTCGGTTTCTGGTAAGTTCCCCCAAGTACGACAAAAGCTGTCTTAAAATCGCAATTATCCATATTCTGAACGAAAGTAAAAATATCTCCTGACGCGCCACATCCGAAGCAATAGTAGCTGTCTTTGTAAATTTTCAATGAGGCAGTACGGTCATCGGGGTGAAATGGGCAACTGATAAAGCCAGCTCTGTTCGGAATCATTCCGTATCTGGCAAGAATATCTCTCATACTGTTCTGTTGCTTAATTGTTTCTTTGTCCATCCGACAGAATCTCCATTATTCGTTTTCCAGTATTTTTCTTGTCACAAAATAGGAACTCAACGCCATATTTTCTCTGCATTGTGCATAGAATTTTGTACAGCGTATCGCCGTGCATAACTTTCTGTTCTTGTTCGATCCAAACACCATTTTTCTTAACCCGCTTCTTCGCCCTGGGATTCTCCCACCAGAGAACATCGTCCAGCTTTTCGATTCCTTTCCCGTGTTCGCATAAGAAGACAAGTTTTATTCCTGCTTCATTCGCCCGGATAATTTCAGATCGGAATCTTTCATGCTGCTGGCATACATTTCCGCATAACTCTGCAAGGTTCTGTTTTCTATCAACTACTAAACGTGGGTTATCATAATTCATGTAATCACCCACATACAGCTTTGACACGAACCATTTTTCTCCTGCCTCGTCAAATGCCTTTTTAATACCATCGATAACTTTCTGATGTTCTCTACTGTCAATTTGTATCATGCAAACGGCATCTCCTCATCAATTCCATCTGGAATACTCATAAATCCGTCCGGGTCGGCTTCTGGATTCGGTGTAGGTGAGGCTGTCTGTGCCTGTGAAGAACCTTTACTTTCGCCGAATTCGATTTCCTCTACAACGATATCTGTTGTATATACCTTCACGCCGTCTTTATTCGTATAGGATCCTGTCTGGATTCTTCCAGATAAATCTGCTTTCATGCCTTTGGTGAAATACTTTTCGATAAATTCCGCAGACCTTCCGAACGCAACACAATTAAGGAAGTCCGCTTTCTGATCAGAACCCTCTTTTACAAATCTTCTATTGACTGCAATGGAAAATCTTGCGATTGATGTTCCATCATTTGTATATCTGACTTCTGGATCTCTTGTAAATCGTCCTGTAAGAATAACTTTGTTCATTTTTTATTCCTTTCCACTATACTGTTTATCGTACTCAATCAACATTTTGAGACATTTTTGCCCTTTTTCTTTTGTGAGTCCTTTCACATCGTCTACCTTGAAACGAGTTTTAATCTGTTCAAACAAGTTAGAACTCGGATATTTTTCAATGATGTTCTGGATGCTCATTACATTTTCTGAAGTAATCATCTCAACAGGTTCTTTTGATTCTGGCTTTTTAGCTGCTGTTTTTCCACTGCTACCTGTATTAGTAGAATCACTGTCTTTGTTGTCATCAATGCAGAACAAACCATTCAGTGCATACTTTCTTGCATAAGATGACGCTGCGCCTGTAACCTGGGAAGAATCCATACCTTTTTTTGACTCTTCTTCCCTTGCATAAGCAACGGTTGTAATCTCGCCGGTATCTTCACAGTCGTTCAGATGAGCTTCTGCCCTGACGTATATTCTATCACCGACAACTTCCATCCGATCTGTGACGCTTAACACAGTCTTTGTTTCTGCCAGAAGCGGTTTTACAGCCTCCAGAATATCCTCACAGCTCCTGTATTTGTATTTCCCGAAGAAATTGTACTGTCCTTTAGGGGCTTTCAACTTTGACTGAATAATACCTAACTTCTCATATATATTCACTTCTATTCCTCCTTGTCATAAACCACATGCTTGCTGCCCTCAATAATCAGCAAACTTGCAATATCTTTCATTGATAAGGTTGATTCGTTATAGATTTCAACCAGTGCATTGTAAGCGGCTGTTGATACTTTCACGACCGGGTTATCCTTATCAGTTGCAGGCTGTTTCTTTCTCGCCGGAATACGGATTTCAAATTCACTCATGAGCATCCCCTCTCTTTGACCAGTTTTGAAACGACATATATTAAATCACTTATCAGTTCATTTTTATCCTCGTCGTTCATAGATTCCGTAACTTCTTTAATACCGTTACGATCTCGAATAAATACCTTAGATTCATAATCTTCACATGCCACCATAAATCTGCTTGCTTCAAGAGTTATCATAAACTTCCCTCCTTATATGTTTTCTGAGCCGCTAAAAGCCCATTTAAAGCCTGTATATAGTTCGCCAGTGTTCTTGCCTTATACTGCTCTTCAATTGGATTGTCAGGCACTGTAGCAAGCTGTATGTCGATTAATCTCAACACTTCCTGAATGCGTTCATCCATACTTACACCGCCTTAAAAAAGCAATACAGGTTATCTGATGCATCTCCGAACTTCTCTCCGTCGATATCTTCGGCTTTGTGGTATTCCACATGGTCAAGAGACATATCGCAGTTCTCATAATCCAATACGTGATCCCCTCTGGACTGAAGCTCTCTGAGCAGTTCATTAATACATCCTGCTATCTCCAGACTGGGAAGAAGTTTCATAATTGCTATCTGTTTACTCATTTGGACACTTCCCATCTATCAGAAGTTCCAGCAAGAATGCTTTGATTTTATTAAGCTTTTCACGGCTTTCTTTCTCGTAAAATGGATTAAAAGATACGTTTTGGTACAAATCCCATTTAAATTTGTCTTTGGGAAGGCAAGCATCTTCCTTCCTTTTGAGTCCAAATACGCTCATACCATAAATTGAATAGTTGAATGTGGCACTTGCTGTCGGAACTTCATTCGCAACTCTTTTACAGAGTCCATAAATTTCGTCAATTTCTTTCTCGAACATTTCTTTATCCTCCTTATTCCTTACTGCCAGTCTGCTTTCATCTGGCGAACCGCCCATGCTGCCGAGATGCCAAAAAAGATGTTCAGCCAAATAGGTATGTCCACATATTTCCCGGCAAGCATACAAACAGCAATCAGCGCATACTCTTTCATTTCATTTCTCCCATAATCCACGCCAGATTGCTTGCTACCAGTGCGGCTGCGGTCACAATCCATGCAGTGAACCATTTTCTTGCTTTTTTTCTACTTTCTTCGACAATTTCTGTCGCAAGAATGAACTCAAGTTCGTCCCATGTCGGAACATTTTCACATTTATTTGTGCTATTTCTGCTCATATCGTGCTAATTTCTCCTTTTTTGGTATTTACAATTAGCAGATACGAAGTTATAATTAACCTGTACCTACTAAGTGTGGTTTAGTAAGTGCAACGCTCCGGGGCGGAGGTATCAGCTCCCTCCGGGGCACTATCACTTTAATGCTTCTTTCCCTCTCCAGACATATCCTGTTTCTTCCCAAAGTTTCCTTGGAGAGATAACAAATTCTATTCTGCCAGAACCTTTTCTGTCGTGAATCACTTTGTTCCCACGATACGCCGTGCCGATAGGCAGCCATCCATAGATGATTCCTGCTCTGACAGATGGTGTAGGAATGCCTGTCATTTTGCTCACGTCTGATACTGTCAGGCGCTCGTTTGAGAACTCCGGCATCTGTGGGATACCAGATATGATTCTTGCCACTTCTGCGGCAAACTGATGAACCTGTGCATTCTGTTCTACGTAATTATCAACTGCACTCATATAAACCTCTTTTCTAACTGATACTCATTTGAGCATTACAGTCACGTATCATCATTACTGTATTAGTGCATGGATGCCAATTTCTGACATATTCCATAGATTCTTCAAATCTCAGCTTAGGGATGTTATTACGGGCATTTACTGCGAAGTAAGTCTTTATATCCCTGTTGCATTCAGCAAATACTTTCTTGCCAATTTCCTTGTAAGCATTTGACTCTTCCCCCCCAAGGGGAGCGATACGACACTTGACACTAAGTCTCTAATAGATTCCTGCTGTGCGTAGTCAATAGTCATGGTATTTTCAAGTCTGTTAAGCCGCTCTTCGTGATCTAAGAATCCTGTCGCAATAACCTGTATCTGTTCAACTGTCGTCAGTGGCTTCTGGTATGAGCCTGTCTTTCTGATTGTCGGAAGAACTTCATCCATAACCCATGATTCGAATTTCTCTGCCGATGGAAGTTTCGATTTCATAATCAATCGGTACAAATCTCCCTCATTTATGTATGACATTGACTGAATACCACTAGATGTAGGGGTGTCGCGTTTCACGACTCCCTTGCAATGCCTTGATACGGCATCTCTGGGATTGTTATATCCAAGAGCTTTGGCAACATCAGTGCCAACAAAGTACGGTTTACCGTCAATTTCTGCTGTTCGGATGTCCCCGAACTCTTCTGAATTAAAAATCTGTAATTCGTTCATGTTTCTCCTTTCTAATTTGAATTAACTACTTCTTTCTTATCTGATTTTTTCTCCAGATTATTCTCGGAAAAGCTTTCCGTCTTACCGAGAATATATCCTTTGTCAAATTCTGACATATTAGGAATCGCTTCTTTCAGCTTTTCAACGATTCTTTTTTCTTTTTCTGACATATACGCACCTCTTTTCTTGTGATATACTCTCCTGTAAAGGAGGTGTTCATTTGATAACAAGATATCAATATAAAATATTGAAAAAAGCTTTAAGAAATTGTGGATTTACTCCTAGTAATCAGCGTGAAGCAGATGCTTGCAGATACCTTTTCAGTAAAAAGTGCTTTATGCGTTCAAGGTCGCAAGACCACGCATATGAAATCACACAAGCGGGTGAAGTCGCCATGAAAGCATATTTTCAAGATATATCCAGATTTTGGATAACAACTATTCTGTCAATCATTGCGCTGATTACCAGTCTTTTCTCAATTTCTATACAAGCAGAGCCACTATTGCAATTATTAGAGAAACTATTGCAATAACTCCCAATACATGTGTATCGGTAGACAATGAATCTACATAATGTGAATACATTTGCAAAGTTTCTTTCACTGTAAATTCAACGTCTACCTGTTCACATGGTTCTTTCTCAAAGATACAGTCCATATCTACTGCCCCGCCAAACGGAATAGGCTCATCTGGAGGAACAATCCTTCTTTCTGGCATCTTTAAATCACCTTTTTCACCTGTCAGAACTGCTTTCTTGATTTTGTTTGTCTGGTCTTGCAAATCCCAGATACGATTCCACAGGTCAGAAATTGTTTTGTCGATTTCTTTTTTCTTGCGCTTCACTGTTTTTTTTACCTCCTTTGTTGTACTTTGTACACTCTTAATATAATACTATGTACAACTTTTGTCAAGCACTATTTTTGTACATTGTACAATTTTTAATATTTACTTTTTTAATTATGTGGTGTATAATCTTATTTGAAAGGAGGTGTACGAATTGAAAAACAGAATAAAGCAAATAAGAAATTCTAATCCTAATTGGAAGAGTCAAGATTTATTTGCAAGCTTTTTGGGAATACCAAAGGCAAATTTATCCAGTTATGAAACCGGAAGAAGAACTCCTACAGACGCAGTAATTCAATTAATCTGTGAGAAATGTTCTGTAAACGAAGAATGGCTAAGAAATGGAACTGGAGAAATGTTTCAGCCAGAGAACAAAAATGATGAAATTTCTAAGCTGTTCGGAAATGTTCTAAAGTCTAGTGACGATGATTTTAAATACCGTCTCATCAATGCTCTAGCAAAGCTGGATGATTCTGGATGGGATAACTTAGAAAAGCTCCTAGACACGATTTACGAAAAGAAATGAGAAAATAGCCAAGGGCAATGCGCAAACCCTTGGCTTTTCTTTTTAACCGATTAATGTTTTTATGAAAATGTATATCGACCTCAGCCAACATCTGTTTTCTATTTTTTCTATCATTTCAATAATCTCTTTCTTATAATCCATAAATAACCCTCCCTGTCACAACTACCACCTACACTACAGTATATGTCCGGCTGTGGGAAATAGAACCGAACATTCGTTCTCTTTTGCTATTATACCACCTATTCCGACTCTTGGCAACTGCCAATGATATACATGAACTCTCACTATTTTATAGAAAAAAACATTTCTTTTTCATCTAAATCACTCTATTTCATTCTAAATCTTTACAATATGCTCTTAAAATGATAGAATAAAAATACCACGAATAACCGTACTTTACATAATATTGCAAAATCAGCGGTACAAAATACATAATCCGCATGAAAAGTGCGAAGCGTGGCGAATAAAATTACATAGAGGAAAAAAACTAATGGCTAATAACAATAATCTTCCATGGTATTTAAGGGGATTCTGGATTTTTGCGTTAGGAATGTTTACTGGCGGCATTTACTGGATTATCGGAATCGCTATCAGAATCAGCAAAGCGTCCAGAAAACGTGATTATATTTCGCATTATCCGTCTGATTTACATTTTGACTCTGGCAAGATTCCTAAAATAAAGAAGCCAAAATCTGCGCTAACTTTTTTCGGAATAATTGTCAGCGTATTGTGGACTCTTCTTGTTATTTGGATGCATTCCAGTACTCGCGCTGAAGATGATGGACTCTTTTGGGGAGTTATGCTGGTATTGTTTTGGATTGCTCTTTTTATTATAAAAGGACTCATCTACGGAACAAAAAAACTTATAAATAAAATCTTTATGAAAGACAGTAATGGTAATTCTACTGTTGAGGAAACGGTATTTACTCCACCAGCACAGGACGAATACGTTCCAGAACCGATTACACCTGAGTCATTCCCGGAACCAGCTCCAGTTCCAGAACCTGAAGTCCCACAACTTCCAGTATATGACACAATGGAGGGACACGATTTCGAATACTATTGTGCTGATCTACTTCGTAATGATGGCTTTTATAATGTAGAAGTCACACAGGGAAGTGGCGATCAAGGGATTGATATACTGGCAGAGAAAGCCGGAATCCGATATGGGATACAGTGCAAATGCTATTCGAATAATATTGGAAACAAAGCAGTGCAGGAGGCATTTGCCGGAAAGACGTTCTACCATTGCCATGTTGCAGCAGTTCTGACAAATAGGTATTTTACCCGTTCTGCGAAACAACTGGCAGAAAAAGACCAAGTACTTCTCTGGGATAGAGACGAACTTGAAAGACTCGTAGAAAACGCTGAAAGCTAAATAAAAACCACCCCGGCATTGGCGTACCGAGGTGGCGTTTATACATCTCCGAAGAAATGTAATATTCTGGCAAAACATATTGTATCATCTTCGGAGCAGTCGGACAAGTCAGAAAGTTTGTTCGGCTGTTATTTTTATACCTAAATACAGCTACAGAAAGAGGGAATAAAAATGGCGAAGAAAAGAAAGAAATACCCGAAGCTCCCTAACAGTTTCGGAACAATACGGCACCTGGGCGGCAACCGCAGGAATCCATTTGCGGTCCATCCTCCGGCAGTACTGGATAAAAAGACCGGAAAGCCCGTCCGACCGCCTGCAATCTGCTATGTAGACGACTGGATTAAAGGATTTACTGTACTGACCGCATACAAGGCAGGAACATATCAGCCAGGGATGGAACGAGACCTTGAGATATCACCTACAACGGACGTAGATACCCTTGTTACTCGTTTGATTGCTGACTACAATACAATCAAGGGTGTCGAGGATAAACACCCGGAAATCAAGAAATTGACGTTTTCAGAGGTATATAAGAAGTTTTACGCATGGAAGTTTCCAGAGGGTTCAAAACTTTCTTATAGTTCAAAGATAGCTTACCAGACCGCTTACTCGAACTGCACGACTCTGTACAATCGTATCTTTGAGGATTTAAAAGCGCCTGATCTGCAAAAGGTAATTGATGACTGCCCGTTAAAACGTCAGAGCCTTATGGCAATTCTTACGCTGTTCAAGCAGATGTATAAATATGCTGTTTACTCAGAAATTGTAACAGAAAACAAGGCTTTGTATGTAAAAGTCAACGCGGATGACGACACTGAACATGGAACACCATTTTCTGACAATGAGTTAAAAATTCTCTGGAAGAATTCTGCTGATCCGGAAGTGCAGCTTATATTAATCATGTGTTATTCTGGCTGGAGAATCGGTGAAGTGCTTAAATTGACAACTAACTTGGAAGAGAGATACTTCCAGGGCGGTATCAAGACTAAGGCAGGAAAGGACCGCGTAGTACCAATTCATTCGGCGGTATACGAATTTGCTAAGCAAAAGGTTCTTACTCAAGGTGGGAAGCTCTGTGTATATACTCAGCAGCACCACCGCAACGCCCTGTTCTATCCTACACTCGAACGTCTTGGAATTGTTGGCAATCCGAAACACACGCCACACGACTGCCGGCATACTTTTTCCATGTTATGTGAAAAATACGGCGTCCGGGAGAACGACCGGAAGCGAATGCTCGGCCACTCTTTTGGTGGAGATGTTACAAACGCGGTATATGGACACAGGACACTAGAAGAACTCCGAACAGAGATTGAAAAGATAAAAGTCCCATTTGTGACTAACTGTGACTAACGGAATCTTATTTTATCAATTTTATTCATCACAATTCAGAACATAAAAACGCGTGAAACCCTTGTAAAATCAACATTCTCAGCGATTTTGCAAGGAATTCACTCATTTCATTTTCATTATTCTAATTGTATTCAATCAGGATATTAATTAGAACTATACAAATGTCAGAAAGTCCTTTAAATACAGTACTTTAGAGGATATTTAATTAGGAAATGATTTTTTTATTTGTGACTAACGTGTGTCCAACGAACTAATAGGATTTACAAAACGAAATGATACAATATGTTATAAGAAACATGATTCCCGGGGTGCTATCCCCGGGAGTTTTTACATTTTTTAAAGCTTCCTGCAGGTACATATTCTTGCACAAATCCTTCAGACGGGTGTCCAAGTCGGACAAGATAATATTTCTTTCCGGCAGAATCCTTAATGGTTGCTCCTTTAATTACGTCTACCAGGGTGCTTTTCTTGATTTTTGGCCAGAGTGTAGATTTTGTCTTTCCGGCATCCACAAACGTTTGGGTATCTTTACTCATTCTGGCTACGTAAGCAACTGTTTCGGTGTTTGTAGCAGAGTTAGAAGAATTCTGTTCTGTGTAGAATCTTCTTGCCTGGTAAAACTTAGCGCTGTGGGTATATGTGAGTCCATTTTTATAAGAAGGCGTTCCTGATCCATGCCCAAACAGCATAGGAATTCCATTTTTCCAGCCAACGAATCCCTCCACATGCCTTGCCTCGCCAGTTCCAAAATATATCAAATCGCCTACCTGGAGTTTTTTGTAGTCGGCTTCTGTCAGATGGTCTTTTCCACCGTAATAAGCTACCTGAGTGCCTTTTTCCACCTGTTCCCCTGTCCAAGTTCCGATCTGAATACCATAGGCCTTTTCAAATGATTTCCACCAAAGAGAACTACAATCTGAATAGCCGTTAAATACCTGGCTTCTGAGATCAGATTGTGTGTACTGATTCATCCCTTCTCTTGACTCAGCAAGCTCTACCGCTTTGAATGCTCCTTTTGACACTGTCTCATCTCCTTCATTGTCATCTATATTATCATATTGTGTGAGGTTATTTTGATTGATAATTAACATTACCTGCTGCACATAATCTGGATCCGTTGCGTAGCCTCCATCCCAAATCGCCTGGATACAGGTTTCTGGGCTGGATTGATTACATGCAAAGGCATATCTTTCCAGACTGGTGATCAAATCGAAATAGTCTGATACGGATTCTTCCAGACTATCATAAGCCCGGAATAGGTCTGTGATTGTCGTAAATGTATGACCGTCATAACATTCTTTCGTTTTTGAGCTGTAGACTTTTCCGTTCCAATTCGTTCCGGCTTTGATTCCAAAATAAGCATTTGCTTTTACCATCATGTCCGATGTACCCCATCCTGTTTCTAGTGCCGCCTGAGCAATGCAGACAGATGGAAGAATCCATTTTCGACCAGATGATTTTCGGTTGCGGTATTCGTTCATAGCGTATCTGGACAATGTAGTGATAAAATTTTTAACTTGTGCTGATGACATATTTTTCTCCTGATTTTATTTCTGCGTATGTATTTGTAACACAATTATATCATTTTGAAAATCAATGTCTCTCTACCAATTTAAGGCCCTCTTTAGTTAAGCAACCATATACGACTTAATATTGTTAATAGTGGCTTGACTAATTCCGATGCTCAAAAGATAACTAATAATCTTATCATTAAATGTTGCCCCATTGAAAGTTTTAATATAACTTACCATAGATACATATTGAGCAAACTTCCTAGACGTATTCGGATTATCAGCCTTATAACTTGCATACGCAAATTCTGTAAGTTCATAATCTTTTGCTATATCGGATTCGCTCACACCTAAAACACCTAGAATCAAAAAAGCAAGTGTTCCAGTTCTATCTCTACCACCTTGGCAATGGAAATATATCGCATTACTTTTTGATAACTTTTCTTCAATTTTTTCAAAAATAGATTTTATTAATCCTTTTGTTATAGTGTCTTTCAAACCTGTATCATATGGTTGAATAGGATAACAATTATAATCAACAAGAGTACCGATAGGCGATTTTGTATTACCAACATCCGTTCTTAAATCAATGTCAGTTTTTATTCTTATTCTATCAAAAAGTTCTTTTTTACCTTCATGTGTTAATTCCACACCGACTCCGGTATCATCAAGTTCGCAACCTCTAAATAATAATCCGTATTTAATTTTACCATTTGGCGTAAGCCAACCACCTAAATCACGAACATTTTTTAATCCGTCAATTTTTAACATATGCACTTGTCCAATAGTGGTAAAACACCCTTCTTTAATTACAATTAAATTGTTGTCAAAATCAGTACCACAAACTTTATAGTAATATGTTGCATTTGGGATTAAATTATATACAGCAAAATCACTTATTCCACAAGGAATATCATATGATTTCACAGCAACTGTATCAGCAATAGGAATTAATTTGTTTGTAGAAATATATAATATTTGATTTTTTATATCTCTATTTAATTTCCATTTAACAACCATTGGAAAACCACAATCTTTTCTATAATAAACAGATGGTGCAGAATATGTACCAACTTGTGTTATTGTGTATTCTTGATTTGTGTAATCAACATCTTCAACAAAATCTCTGACCTGTGGATTATCAATGTTTATATCGGTTAATTCATTTCCAATATTATCCGTTGAACAATTTAACACATAATTATCCAAATAAGGTAATAGATTACCCTCGTTTAACTGCCATTTTTTTATATTAGGAATATCCGAGCCTTTTCCTGTGGAACGAAGTTGAAATCTTAGATGATTAGTGTTTTCAATAGTTGTAAATTTAAAAAATTTTGAAAAATTATTAATGGTGTTACTTGCATAACCTAAGAACCTCATATCTTTGTCATAAAAAATAACACTTAACTGTAACTCATAAGGGATAGATTCACTACCATTTGAAAAGGTGTATTGAGTATTCGGAAGAACATTAATAGTTTCATTTGTTGCCGAATAATTATCATTATTATCAAGAAACAGTTCACCGCCGTGAGAGCCTGTGAGAGGAATGAATGCTCGAGGTAAAAAATTAACATCAAAAATGTTGTAAGTTTTAACATACAAATCTTCCTTTAGCGAAGCAACATCATCTGTGTTTTTCTTAATCTGCTGCGCCTGCTCTTCTGTAGCTCCAGGTTGTACGGGGTTCTCTTTAAGATATTTATTTACTGCATTTTCTATCTCTTCTGGAGTCAGTCCGCTAATGCCTTTCTGACATAAATCGTATAAATATTTCTCTATCCGTGTAATTGGATCCGGGACATTTCCGGTATAACTCCCAGTTAATTTAGCAAGATATTTCTCTTTTCTTGTTATCGGATTATCTACCATAGTTACTCCTTCCTGAATGAACTTTACATTCTGAGACTGTCTATTTTAATTATATCACGTAGACGATTTATAGCTCTGTACCAATCAACTAATAGTACGGTAAGGACTGAGATTTTGACGGTTTTTGGGAAAATAAGGGCTTATTTGGATTTTTATGGAAAATGCGCTCTTATTTGCGGTTTTGGGGTTCTTATTTGGCGAAATTAATGTTGAAATAAGCAAAAAGAGCCTATTATGGTTCTACTCGAATTCATCATATTTATCCTCCTCCTTATACATAACTATTTGTCTGTCCACCATTTATCCGGATTATTATACATGTCAAGTAGCCATCTTTTCATAGCACCCACGCTGCTGAAAAGTCTGGATGGATAATAATAATATTTACCTTCTGGTTCATCACTGCCCGCTATTTTAGGAGGAGTTACATCAAGTACCCCTGCCTGTTTGTCACTATCCTTAAACCAAAACGGTTTCTCTTCAAATGCCCCGCCCCATGAGTAAAACGGTACGTTTTCCGGATTGGTATTATAAAGGCTGTATTTTTTTAAGATGTCATCCCAATTTGCAGAATCAGAATACGCGAATTCCGTATCGCCAGTATCCGTTGTAAGTCTCCATGTTGGAACCATTGATGTATCACCATTGTAATATCTCCCTTCCAGCTTGGAATTGTCCACAGCCGCCGCTGTAACCATATATATTCCGTTTACCACCCGCACACAAAATCCATATGCTAAATTAGCATATTGAACTCCATATTTAGATTGTACTGAGAAACAAACTTCGGCTCTCTTGTACGGTGCAGGGTTTTTAAATCTGGCGTAAAGGTCGTATTCTCCCCACCACTGATCTTCTTCAACTACCTCTTCTTTCTTTCTCCACAAAAGTGTGTCGCCGCCCCATATTTCCTGTATCTCTTTTCCACCGGAATAGAAACCGTCTATTTCTTTTCCGCCGGAAAAAGCTTTATACTCTATTGCCATTTAGTTCTCCTTATATGTCATGAAAATAGTATCGCCCCTAGTACGAGCTGCTGCGGGAAGGTTATCGTAATCGTCTTTTTTGATGCGCTTCATACAACGTAATGCCGTCTTTTTTATAGTGCCTCTAGAAGTAGAAACAGCAGCCGGGGTAAAATCGCTCGTACCGTCTGAGAATCCATAGCTCACTACTGGCATTTCTGATCGGGTGCGGTTTACGGTTGCGGATATCTCAGGAGTATATTTTCCTAACTGCTGACTGTTACTATTAAACGGTGCATTATTAGCAGAATAGGTGTCAATCATGTCTGTAGCGCCGATTTTGAGCGTCCTGCTCATGATGTATGAATGGACGTACCATTGCAGTTCTGTAGGTTCCTGATCGTCGTGCTGAATCTGCTTCTTATAGTAGAGTTCGACTGCCTGTCCGACCATATTCAGTGGATTTCCCTGAACCTCGGCAGTATATCCCTGAGCACGATAAAATTTCCGCAAATCTTGATTTACGAATACACCATAGCAAATCTTCATAATTGGTTTAGCCCTTGAAATACCACCATATTCGTCTGCATCCCAAACGTAATTTAGCCAGTCTTCATTTCCTACGAAGAAGCTATTTCTGTTGTAATAAACGTTGTTATCATACGCTTCTTGCGCTGTATAGTCGCCTTGTGTAAAGCCAAAGGCTCTATTCGGGTCGGGGTCACAAAATATAATATTCGGGAACCAAATTCTACCCTCTTTTGCGGTAAAACTTTTGAATGTATCAAGATGTACCTCTTCGTTATTGTAGTATTTATAAATGTTCTGATTACCGGTGGTCTGCCCGTATCTGTAACTGTTCTGGCGAAGTTTCAGATACTCAAACTTTCCATCCCTGTTCATCCAACCAAAACGGTCATTCTGCAAGCATAAATCTTTCAGAATATTTACTACGTTCATCTCATTTGAGTTATTTGTATCAGGGACATAGGTGTCGTCCCAATGCAGTTTTGTACTAACTTGTTCAAGCCCCAAAAACTCAAATAATTTATCTCTGAATTGCTTTTGGGTCAGCTTTTTCTTCTTATCAGTCGTCTGGTTTTTATACCATCGAGCAATGTCAGTATTTCGTAATTTATACAGATAATCGTATGCGATAAAATTACGTGTCAGGGAGTTTGCTTTTCGCTCCGCACTGTCGATTTCACCTGTGAAAATTTTGATTTTTGTTCCTTTTCTTTCAATGTAAACTTCGATTTTTCCAGATGGATAAAATTCTTCCGAGGTACCATTGAACTGATCGTGGTGAGCCTGAAATGTTATCTGATTGCAGACACAGCCGCCGAAAATGAAATAACTTTCAGAACAAATAGACTCCTGTAAAGTAATCGTATTCTGGTCGATATTTTCATTTGTAAGGTCGACAAATTCTCCGTTAATCCAGTGCACTGTAACATTGATCGGTTCAGTTTTTTCTTCTTCAACTTCACCAGAACCACCACTTGAGCTATCGTCAAACGGGTTTTTCCCGTCATTTGTGACTTTAATTTGAAAACTGTCGGAACCAACAAATTTGGAAGCTCCGTTGTCTGTGACATTATAAGAAACTGTGATGGTCTTAGAACCTGCGGTGGAACTATCGAAGCCTGAAATATCATAATCTGTAATTTCTTTCTCGGTTCCGTCCTGCCTTACTTCCACAACAGTTAACCCTGATGGGTCGAACGTTTCTCCGATTTTATAATAAATCTTGTTTGGATAATGTGAAATTCGGATTCCTTTTAGTTCATACACAGTCACTTTGAATGTGGATGTATGATTTTTATACGTTACGGAAATTTCTTTCTCGCCAGCAGAAGAACTATCAAGTTTTGATACGCTATAATCTGTCAGCTTCCTCGATGCTCCATCTGTATATTTGGATATTACTTCGAGACCGGACGTATCGAGACTGTCACCTGTGTAATATTCTGTCTTTGTTGGCATTTTGGAGACTTCTATCCCAGATATACCAATTACCGAGATTGTAAATGTAGTCGTAAACTTATTGTAAGTTACTGTTATTGCCTTCTCTCCACCAGATGACATATCTGGGCTCGAAAGAGAATAGCTCGTAATTTCTTCTTTAATCCCATCCGTATATACCTGAGACACAATTATTCCACTGGCTAAAAATTCGTCATCTTCGTAATATCGCGTTTTTGTTGGTAGACTTGTTATTTCAATTCCAGTTACATCTACAACCATAATGTCGAATGTGGTCGTGAAACTCTCAAATGTCACCGTTATACTTTTGCTGCCGTACGATGTCATATCTGGGGATGACAAGGTATATTTTTTGATTACTCCTGAACTACCATCATCATAGACAACATTAACGATAAGCCCAGAAGACTTAAACGTTTCATTAATCATATACCTAGTTTTATCGGGCAACTGTGCTACTTTGATTCCGACAAGTGTTGCAAGACTATATGGCCTATAAGAAATATTCCAATCAAGTCCAGATTCGTCCTGGTGTATGAATGACACCTGTACTGGGCTTTCCGGCGTAGCTCCATTCAAGGACAAATTTGTAGTCTTGCCATTGCTAGTCAAGCTGGATATTCCGGCATAGATGCTTGTATCTATAGGAGACTGAATTACGTTCAGGTACATATCACCATTGTCAAATAAGAATAATTCATATTTTATCTGACTTTCGTGCGCTTCAGAGGCTGCAAAATATGTATATCCTTCTACTCGGATTTTAAGAAGTTTTATACCTCCGTCTAATTCAGTTTCCATCCTGTAAATATTATGCGTAGCTCCATCGCGGTTACAAATTTTCAATTGCTCTGAAGATACCCCAAATCCAATCCAGTTGTTTCCATTAACATAGAGTTTATCTGTGATCACATTGTTGAATCTAAACCAGCTAACGCCATCCAGTATGTCTGTTCCTTCATCCCGTCCGGAATTCTCTATTAGTTGCATCCCGGTTAAAGTATTAACGACCTCAGAAAGTTTATACGTTGTTACATCAACGTTGAACGTATCACTTTTATCTCCTATAAATACCGTTACAGTTTTTGTCCCGGTCGAACTGAAATCATAGCTTAATTCATATAAATCTGTTTCCTGTACAGTTCCATCTTCAAGGGTTATCTGTACAGTTAAATCTGCTTTGGAGATCGTTTCTCCGACATGATAAGTTTTTGATGGATAGTTGACTATTTCAATCTTTAAAATATTATTAATTGCTTCAAATGGGATATTGTTGCTATTTGCATAAGTCTCTGCTGTTGAACCAATATATCCGCGAATTGTCTTTACATAAATCGAGTATTCGCCAATCAGAACAGTTCTGCTCAGAATGGTTAATACTGCGTTTTTATTGTCGATTATGGTTCCTGTTATTTCTTTCAATGACGATGGCAATGTTAATTCTGTCAATCCGCTACAGTTATAGAAGCATCCATCTTGCAATGTTTCCAGTCCCTCTGGAAGTAATAATGTTGTAATTAGTGAGCAACCGGAAAAGCAGCTTTGCCCTATTGTCTTTAATGTAGATGGAAGTGACACTTCTGTAACATTTGACATGCCATAAAAGCAAGCTCCAATTAATCCAGTAATACCTTCTTGGACTACGATTTTTTTGACTTGACTAGAGTGATCTCCTTTTCCGTCAAAAATTCCACCGCCAAAATAACTTGGGGTGTCTATATCTTTTGTATCGCCCGTTCCCGAAACCGTTAATAGACCAGTAATCAGGTTAAGTGAAGCTATGGCATCTGTTTCTACATTTGCCCCAATATTTGCAGTAACCGTATCGGATACGTGTACTGTGTATGTGGTGCTTAATCCTCTTACAGTCGCTGTGATAACCTGTTCTCCGGCAATCGTGTTATCAAATCCAGAATATATTAATTCATAAACACTCTCTTCTTCTCCATCATCGTATGTAATAATGCCGTTAGCACTTTCAAAATCATCACCTATATAGTATTCGGTCTTGGCACCATCAATGGTTAACGTAGCGGTAGCTGCGACATATATACTTTTTGTTGCGGTTACTCCTTTATATGAAATCGCTAGTTCCTTTGTACCGGGAGTAGCACTGTCAAATCCAGAAACATCAAATCCAGAAGTCAATGTTTCATTCTTTCCACTATCCCATACTGCCGTTACGGAATATATCTCTAGTGTTTCATTTAGAAGATAATGATCGCGAAGATTGAACTTTGTAAGTTCTAAGACTGTATCCTCTTTTACAGTGATTTCAACAGGCACGCTATAAGTTTTATATGATAATTTTACAGTTTTTGTTCCAACTGTAGATACATCAACATCGGGAAATGTAAAATTACTTACTGCATTCGTGTTTCCTGATGAGTCATAGGATTCTACCGACAATTCCGACCAATCTAATGCGTTTGGGACGTATACTGCTGCAGGGTTTGTCTTAATTCTTACCCCTGCTTCTTTTATCGGTGTGTATTTCGAGCGGATTACTTTTGGCTTTATTCCAGCATTGCTAATAAGTCTACTGATAGGATATTTTTTAAAATCGCTATGGTATTCTGCTAACACAATATCTGTGGTCTTTCCATTTGTGACTTCACAATCTCCAAATAGCGTATTGTATTCATTCTTCGCACTTTTAATTATATATACAAATATATTCCCGTCATCAAATAGAAAAACTTCGTATTCATATGCGTATTTGTCATAATAATGATTATATATTCCTTTTAACTTCAATTTCAGGAATTTAGCTCCTGTGTCAAGAACTCCTTCTTGCCTATATACGTCATTTATGTTGTTCGCCGCTTTAGCCCAGAACATCTTTAAGTGCTCCACATCTGTCCCGAACCCAATATACCCTTTACCATTTATGTAAAGTTTATTCACGGCATTCCCGGCGTAGTGATACCAAGGTGCCCCATCTACTTCTAAGGTTTTTTCTTGTACAATATATTTATTAACCTTTGTCATTCCATCTGTTGTATTCAATAAACTGTCAAAAGATACTGCGTCTGCCATAATCATCCTCCCATCAAATAAAAGAACACATGAGCTGTGACACCCATGCACTCTGGTTGTTAGTATTCAATCAGTGCGATTCGGATGCTTGAATAAAACACCATCCCTCTTTTTTTATCAATTTCATTGATTGTAAAGTCAATATCTGGAACATATACTTTTGCATTCGTATATGTATTTGTTTCGTCATTCCAGTAGGTGATATTTGCTTTACGCTCTTGCTTATTGATAATTGAGGAATTCATTACATTTTGAATTTTTATTTTTTCTTCTAGGGTTAAATCGTCAACTGTTTCAAATTCTATCTTTGTACGATAATGCGGGAGTGTGTCCCTGTGCAAATATCCTTTCATATCTGTCCACGGATCATTTTCAAGTCTTTGATTCGGTGTGCTTTTCCATGTTGCTCTTTTGATAAATTCATGTGGAAATTCTTGAGTCCCGAATTTTAATAACCATCCCTGAAAATTCCCTGAACTAAATTCGCTCATGTGCTCACCTACCCTTCAAAGATTCCGAAGCCTGTCCGGTTCCTGTATTGTCCGTTCTGATCGCGAAGCCAGCGGATAAATTCATTTCCGTCAATATTTAATACGATATACTGAGGCGAACCACTACCGCCATTTCCAGATTCTTTCAAAGCTTCCATCATTGCCTGTTTCATCGTCGACAGTGGAGATACAACCTCTGTCTCACGCTTGTTATCACCGAGGATTGCTGCAAACTCTCCGGCGTTACGTGGCACGACTGTACCTTTTGCCAGGTACGGAATCTGTGGTGCTGTCATGGTCGGAATTGTAAATCCCCAGGTACTTCCTCCAATCTTAGGTACCCAGTTCGGAACCTTTATCTTCAAATGGTTTAAAACTCCAATAGCTGTATTGACACCTGAGATAATTCCACGAATCATTCCATTAATTAGTGCAATAACCCCATTGATAGGCACTTTTGCAATTCCTACCAGTGCTTCGAACACGCCTTTGAAGATATTCTTTACACCTTCCCACGCACGTTTCCAGTCACCTGTAAATACGCCAACAATAAAATCAATAACTCCTCCAAGAGCTTTTAAGATTCCGGCAACTACTTCCGCTACCGAAGCAAACAATTCCAGAAATACATTGCCAACAATGCTAAGAGCGCTTGCTATTTGTGGAGCCACATTGCCAATAATGAACTTAACCAATGGTACTAATACGTTTTCCCATAGAACTTTCAGTGCATCTACGATTTTTCCGATAAGTTCGATTGCATTATGTATAACATCGCCTACCGGCCCTGCCATGATCTCACTAATCTTAGCTGCTAATTGGTCTAATACAGGCACTATATAGCTGTTGTAGGCATTTAAAAATACTGTGAGTATTTCAGATAGCCCGTTAGCAAGAGAATCGAAGAAAGGCTTGATATGAGCATCATACATGGCAATAAGTTCATCCATAGCAATCTGCCACGCATCCGCGATAGCTGTAATCACTGTTTCTATTGGCTGTAATGTATTCTCAATAGTCTGTTTAATCAGTTCGGCATTTTCCTGTAATGGAACCAGGAGCAGATTGATGGAATCTCTGAGCATCTGCCCGGATAACGTCATTGCCGTCATAATAGTATCTGATATGACTTGTATCACACTTCCTATGATGTTCTGTGTGGTCTGTCCACCAAACACAGAGAATATATCTGCGAAAACTACTGATAAATCACCTATTTCATCTGCGATTTCTCCAGCAACATCAAACATCCTGATGATAAATTTCTTGATTCGGTCAACATTCTTTGACAGATAAGATTCTATTCCCCCAACAAGTGCAGTTGCCAGAGTAAGTCCAACCTTTGCTATTGATCCGGCTATCTTTCCAAGATTCTTAACTACTTTTTTTGCAAATTCTGAAGCAGCTTTCTTGACATCAGGATCCGTAAAAATATCTGTCAGATACTTCTTGATATTCCCAAGGTCGCTGATTAGCTCATTCAGCATCGGCTTGTAGTCTCCAAGTCCCTCAAAGAACCCGCCCTTGAAGATGTCTCCAAGTTCTTTTAGCTTTTTCGCCAGTTTTCCTACTGCGCTGGTTGCCTTGTCTGCTTCGTCTGACACATCAGCAAGCTTTCCGTAGTCCACGTTGCCAATATCCCCGATGCCTATATCTGATATAGCCGGAGTCTTTGTTGAGTCGGACGTGTCTGAGCTATCCTTACCTATGACATTCAACTCGTCAAACGATGCAATGTTCTTCTTCAGTGCCTTATTCTGCTTTTTCAGTGCTCCTGTGCTGTCCTTCGTGGAATCTGTTACATTCTGCGTGGCATCAGCCAGACTATCAGCTCCATCCGCAGCACTGCCATAAGCATCTTCTGTGGCTGACAGATCAGTTCCGGTAAGTCCCGCTCCACTGGCTCCCGTCTGCCCGGATGATTTGTTTCCGGTTATCAGTTCCGTAAAGGACTTAAAAGCATTTGCTACTGTTGCTAGTTTTTCCAGCAATGTGTTAATCACCTTGATAACCGGCGTAAAGATATTAATCAATCCCTGTCCGATCGTTGCTTTAAGAGACTGAATTTGCAACTGCATTACCCTAACCTGGTTCGCCCAGGAGCCGGATGTTCGTGCAAAATCTCCAGAAGCTGCTGAAAGCTGTTCTGTTACGAATTTAAGACGTAATGCAACCTTTTCCTGTTCGGTCATTTTAGATGTGGTCTTGTCATATCCATTTGCCAGTGCATACTGGTCAAGGGCTGTCTGTGTCATTACAACGCCAAGGTCTTTTAAGGTCTCTGTTTCGCCCGTAAACACTGATTTCAGCTTAGTATAAGCCAAGTCCTGACTGATGTTATAGAATGATGCCACATCACCAGTTAGCTGTGTTAGAGCTGTTGACATATCGTAAGCTTGTGCTTCTGAGAATCCGAACGACTTTGACATTGCTCCGAATGTACCGACATACTGCTTCGCCATTGTTTCAGATAATCCGGCTGAGGTCATGGCGTTCTTCGCAAATTCATTAACCTTATCAGACATGGTGGTAAATGTAACATCAACCACATTCTGAACTTCTGCGAGGTCGGAACCGAGTTCCACGCACTCTTTCCCAAACTGTACCAACTTGCCAACCGCAAAAGCCCCGCCAATCAGCAGACCGATTTTTCTTACAGCACTTCCAAGGCCGTTAAATGACTTTTTTATTGCAGACACGCCGTTCTGTACGCCAGACGTGTCCATTCTGGTATCAATAATGACTGAGCCATCAGCAGCCATGTGTCCACCTCCTAACTATTTGAGGTTAAGCATCTCGTTAAGCTTATCTTTATAAGCCTGTTCCTCTTCAGAGAGACGCGTTTTTATATCAATAAGATTCTTGTTATCATGGTAGAATTTCTTTTCCCATTTATCTAATCTTTCGCCAAATGCTTTTTTTGATCGAATCCCGATAACTGTATTAAGCAAGCATTCTCCTGCTTCCATGAAATATGAAAAAAATGTCCACCAATGTATATAAGGTACCGCTCTAACTTCGCTATGAATTACCTTGTTTACCGCCGGAATAATCATTTCCCCGTCCTGTTCCCAGTCCATCAAGCGTGGCTTCGACTTTCCCGAATCGTCGTCCGTCTGTCCGCAGTCAATAAATTCACAAGCCTTCTTACAAGCCTCTTCTACGTTCTCTGGTGGAATGCTTTCCCATTCTTCATAGAGGATCTTCAGCATTACTATTTTTTTTCCGTAGTTGTCAAGATTCGGGTCGTTCTGTGCAATCAGAATATCTATGATTGCTCGAAAATCCGTTCTGATAGAAAAATCCACCCCACTGATATTTAGTGAGGTGGGTAACTCGTAAGCGGTCATTTTGTGTATTTCTCCGTATACTTATCGACAGTAGCCTGCATTTTTTTCTTTCTTTTTTCGATTTCCGGTGCAATTGCTTCTGAAATCTTATCAAGTATGATATATGCAAAAACCTGACCGTTTGGGAATACAGTTGTCGCGGTGATCGGTTCTTTGAATAAATCCATTGAAGCTTCGTATCCTAACAGATAGTTCATTTTATCTTCAATCTGCTTGTTCAGATCCGCCATTTCTTTACTTGATGTAACCTTCTGAATACTGTCCTGCATCTGTTCGAAAAATGGTTCGATTTCCTCTGCTCTTGCTGCAACATTAATGTCGGTAGGATTTATCTTAAATGAAGAAAATACTTCTCCCTGCTTGTTTGTGAATGTAAAAATAAGAAATCCATCATCAATGTTTGTGTTAATTGTCTTTGCCATTTTCTACGCCCTCCTAAAAAATTATTCGCTGTCAGCTGTGAATGAGCCGGAAGTAATGTCAAATTTACCTTTGACGCGCCCTCCAACGTAATTAACTGTGAACGGAATCTGATAGCCGGATGTATCACCGCCGTAGGAAGTCGGCACAACATGACAATCCTGCTTGTATGCTTCGTATTTACCGGCTGTTGCTTCTTTCCAGAGATGTACTTCAACTGCACTTGTTTTCAAATTATCGTCTTTAAGACGTTCATCAACGATCTGCTGAAGCTTTTCGAACAAGTCTGATGTGGTGTCCGCATAAAACGGATCAGCGTCAGAAGAAGCTTCGTAGCCGTTATGCTTGAATGTGGATTCTCCGAGAATGTTTTTAGATGTTTCAGTATCTGGATTGAGTTCTACGTTATACTCTTCCAGATCTTTTCCAAGACGCTCATATTTCGGTGTCAGTCCTCCGCAGAGGGAACCTGAATCAATGTAATGAGCCATATATTTACGGTCAATTTTTCCTGTTACTGGCATAGAAATGTCCTTTCTGCCTATCATTTTTAAAAGGCTGTGTAGGTTAGCGACTATCTCTAATTGATAGCCGGTTGTTACGTTATATTACTTCATAAGTATTTTCGTAGCGTACTGACAATGGCAATAACCAGTCCTGTACGCCACTCTCCTGTGGCTCTAAACCATAGGAATTATCACGAGTGATACGTTTTATTACTCTTCCTTGCGAAAGCTCTGGAAAAGCAGATAAGCGTGTCTCAGAGTCATTTATAATAACTGGTTCTCGACATATCCATTTACCGAGACTGTCCAGAAACTTCTGAACAGATAACTTCTGCCGTTCTTTGTCGGATGCCGTTCGATAAACCACATAAAATGGGTACTGGCACACCTGATGCATTGTTCCACAAACATCTTCTTTTTCTGAATAGACCAACGCCCCGTTGTCTGCCGAGAATGCAATTCCTGATTCCTTGCCGAGTTCCTCAAATTTGATTGTTTCATTATCGTACAGTCCCGGATACTGGTTCAGAAGTGCCTTCATGGCGTCTGTCAAAATTTCATATCCGGTTGCATCTTTGCCAATTGGCTTATCTGCCATGTCGTCCACCTCCTGCTTGTGCTTTTACTTTGCGAATCCACGTACTGCCGTATTGTCGTTTTGCGGCATCAAACCAATGGGCTTGTGCCCGTGGGTGCGCCTGTCTGGTGTATTCAAGATTTTCCTTTGCGGCTGTCTGTCCGGAGAACTGACTAACGAGAACTTTCTTTGCTCCACGTCTTGCGTAAGGGCTTCCGGTTGATTCGTCAACCATGGTTTTGCCCTCATACAGAAAGCGCCCGTATGGAGCCGCCGCCGCACACACTTTCCCAGTTCCTTGCAAGGATGTACTCTCAACTCTTGTTCGATTGATAAAGTCCCCTGTAATCATCGGCATAAACGGTGCCATACTATCCATGACCATTCCATCAAGGAGATACTGAGCTTCTTGATACTGTCTGGAGAATCTATCCATATTCAGTTTAATTTTCATATCTCCATCAACTACAGAGAATCCTTTAAAATGATGAATTTTACTCATATCACTTACCCAGAATCTCAAAATGTGGAATCAGTGTATACGGACCGCCTACACTGGTAATCTTGAACACGTTGTCCCTGTTCTCATTCATGTACTGGTAGAATCCGTTTCGATAATCGCCATCGGTTACTATTCCACCAGTCCACTCACCCTCCCAGAAGAACGATTCATCTGAGAATGTGATAGTGTCTTCCAGAGCGTTGTTAATCTGCCTTTTCCAC